TACAGGTGCGTGCCGGTAGCAGGCTTCGCGCGTGGCGGCGTGGTGTCGACCCGGTGCCTGTCGGTGCCGCGCATCGCCACAGCCAAGCAACACGAGCGTCAAGCAACCAACCCCCCCGAAACGCGCGCGCGTGCTAGGTACGGAGGTCTGGTTTTGTTGTGGGTATGTTTGCTTATGAGGCTTGTTGATGGTTGTTTTTTGATGATTCTTTCAGCAGGACTCTTGGTGCGCGTGCCGTGTGGTTTTGCTCCCCCCCCTTTCCCCCCCCTCACTTGGGGGTGAACCGCGTGTGGTTCGGGGTTGTGCAGCTTGTCTGTTCGCTGCTGGCAGCCTGATCGTGTGTGAGGAGAGTCATGGCTGCGCCAATGCCCCTCTGACGGGCGAGTCTCCGCTGTTGAGGCGGATCAGTCTTAGTGTATCATGTTGGTGTTGGCGGGTTGGGGGTTGATTATCTTGTTGAACGATACGCATTATTCGAGTTGGATTATTTGCTGGGGGGTGTCTCTTGTGGGGGACGCTTGTCTCCGAGTGGGGACACTTATTAGTTTTGGTTGGTGCGGCGAGTGGTGTGTTTGGGGTGGGGATTATCAGTGACTAAGCGTGTGGATTTGCATGAGCAGCGTGAGCAGGCGGTGGAGCGTTTTGGCTTGTCGTCGGATGCTTTCCTTGTGAAGCAGTATCGGCCTAGTGTGACGATGGCGGAGTTGAGTGATGAGCATATGAGTGAGGCTATTGAGATGGCGGGTCTTGGCGCGTTCGAGTCGGCTATTGCGAGGGTGCTTGGTGTGCCGGAGAATGTGTTTATGAGTGCGCTTCGTAAGGGTAAGGTTGGTGAGGAGAAGCGGTTTATAGAGTTTTCTAAGGCGTTTTATGAGGCGCGTAAGAAGCATTTGAAGCGGAATCTTCGTGTGATGAATGAGGCGGTGGAGGAGGGTGATTGGAAGCCGGCGGCGTGGCAGTTGGAGAGGTCGTTTGGTTTTGCGAAGCAGGAGGTGGTCGAGCATGATGTTGCGCCTGAGGCGTTCTCGTTGATGCAGCTTGCTCAGATTCCTGTGGCGGATGCTCGCGCGATTATCGAGGCCGAAGCTGTTGAAGTAGATGAGTAGTACCGAGGTTAGTGTTGATGCTGCTCGTATCCGAGCGAAGATGGCTGACCCAGTGTGGAAGGCTAAGAATCTTTTTGGTTTTGATCCGTGGAGTAAGCAGACGGAGATCCTACGCGCGCTTCGTAAGCACAAGCGCGTAGCTGTTCGTTCTTGTCATGGCGTTGGTAAGACTGCGGTTGCTGCTACTGCTGTTCTAGATTTTATGACGGAAGGGCCGTGTCGCGTAATTACGACTGCGCCTACGTGGAGTCAGGTTGAGCAACTGTTGTGGCGCGAGATCGCTGTTCGGCATTCTAAGATTCCTGGTGGTAAGGATGCGTTTGGCAAGATGTTCAAGTCAAGCCTTGAAGTTAGGTCGGATTGGTTCGCGATGGGCCTCTCGACTGATAAGCCGGAGCGTTTCCAGGGTCATCACGCGCCGCGCATGATGCTTGTCGTTGATGAGGCTAGTGGTATTGACGAGGCTATCTACGAAGCTTCAGAAGGTTTCCTCACTGCGGACGAAGCGCGTGTCCTTCTGATTGGTAATCCGACGCGCCCGACTGGGACGTTTTATAAAGCCTTCCAGAAGGACTCTGGTTGGTATCAAGTGCATATGAGTGCGTTTGATGCGCCAGCGTTCACGGGTGAGAAGGTGTCCGAAGCAGCGCAGAAGGCTCTGATTACTCAAGAATGGGTGCAGGACGCGAAGCAACAGTGGGGTGAGGAGTCTGCTGCGTACAAGATTCGCGTCATGGGCGAGTTTTGTGAGACTACTGGTCGCCAATTCTTCCAATTTTTAGACAAATTAGAGCCGGTTGCGCCTAAGAAACGTGGCTTTGTGCGGGGAATGCCTGTCCCTGGGGGTCGTATCGAGTTCTATGAGGACTCTAGAGGCGGAATGCGCTTGTGGGAGACGCCTAAGGCGGGCGAACGCTACATTATTTTTGCTGATGTTGCTGGATCGGTGAGTTTTGACGAGTATGAGCGTCGAGAATCCCGAATTGGCACTGGTGCCGGCTCGGATTACAGCGTCGCGCAAGTGTTGCGGCGTGATAATGGTCATCAGGTCGCTGAGATTCGTTATCGCGCTGATGTTGACGAGTTCGCAGACGACTTGGCGCGCCTTGGACGCTTGTATAACGATGCAATCATCGCTATCGAACGAAACGGGCCAGGAACAGCTGTCCTTACCCAGCTAAAGAACACGATGGGGTATCCGCATATCTGGCGACCACATAATCCGATTGGTGTGAAGGCGAAGTACGAGCAGACGCTTGGTTGGAACACGACGAGTGCGACTCGACCATTGATGCTGGCGGCTTTGCAAGCTGCGATTCGTGACGAGCCTGAGCGTTTGAAAAGTGATCTTCTCCGTGATGAGATTCGCACGTTTGTTTTTAGGGATCGGAATGGTAAGGAGCCGCGCCCCGAAGCAGACGAGGGTTGTCACGACGACTTGGTGATGGCTATGGGTGGTGCGCAAGCGGTGTGGCAGCAAGAGTGTACGACCCCTATTCGCCTTGCTGAGCGTAAGAAACCTGAGCCGCAACCGAATCTTCAGAAGCGTGCGCCACGATTTGTAGTTGGTCGCGGCTGATCACAAGTTGCGGCTTGTATTTTTTGCGCTAATTACAAGGCGCGACTTGTTGGAGCGGCTAGGAGAATCCGCGAGTGAGCGGGATGGGTTGGCATCTCCTAGCCGCTCGCGAACCGTAGCATGTATTATTCTCGCATGAGCGAGTATAAGCCCAGCTCTGGAATGCAATCAGCAGCGCGCCGAGGACTAGACCTTGTTAAAGGTGGGCGCGCCGGCGGAGGCTTCGAGCCTGCTACGGCTACTCGCGCGCGGAAGATCGCCAGTGGCGCACCATTGTCGCGTGATCATGTTATGCGGATGCACTCATTCTTTTCGCGTCACGCCGTTGACCGCAAGCCTAATTGGGGCGCGAAGGGTAAGGAGACTCCAGGGTATGTGGCGTGGCAGGCGTGGGGTGGGGATGCTGGTGCGGCGTGGGCTGCTCGGCAGGCTGCAAGCATTAAGCGTGTGGAGTCTGGTAAGTAGGGTATGATTCTCGTATGAGTGCAAAGTACGAGAAGCTTGTGAAGTCGTTGAGCGCGAAGGGTTCGCGTGATCCAAAAGCTTTGGCTGCGTATATTGGTCGTAAGAAGCTTGGTAAGGAAGAGTTTCAGCGTCGCGCTGCGGCGGGAAGGAGTGCGTCGTAATGATGAGCAAAAAGCCAAAGGGCGTTGTAATGAGTCCCGACAGGCAGTACGCAACCGGTACGCTAGGCAAGCAGCCGATCCGCGTAGTCGGCTCTAAGGAAGATAAAAAGAATATGCTTAAGAATGCTTTCAAGAAAATTGCGTCCAAGAGTAAGTAATGGACGCTCTCGACAAACTCAAGAAGAAGAACGCTCCCCAAGTTAGCGTCGCCCTCATGCGCATGAAGCCCATGTCGCGCAAAGAAGCAGTAACCGATTCCATGTCGTATCGCGACGACGAAGGCAACATGGAAGAAAACAAGGAAATGATGGAAGACAAGGAAGAGTATGGTTCCGAGTCTTGCCCGAAGTGCGCCGAGTATCAGATGCTAATCGGAGAAGCCATCACTATGTACATGCGAAACAAGGATAAGGAGGAAGCGCCAGACTCCGAGATGGAGTAGGTGCTACAATAATCGCATGGCAGTAGATCCGAGCATGATGGGCGCACCTCCGATGATGCCGCCCGTACCAATGAGCGCACCCCCCGCACCCGGCGGCCCGATCCCTCCCGCAGTCGCGGCCCTTCCCGGCATGAGCCAGCTCGCGCAGGCGCAGACAATGCAGATGATGGATCAGCAGCGTCAGATGGCGATGATGCAGGAAGAGATGCAGAAGCAGATGATGATGCTTATCTCTAGTCTGCCGACGCCGAATCCGGCTGGTGAGGCTGCTGTCTCGACTCCGATGAGTCCGATGATGAGTGGCGTTGGCGCTCCGCTTGGTGGCGCTTCGGCTCCGATGGGCGGCTCGATGATGGGGGGCGCACCGGACATGGGTGCGCCTGGTGCCTACTAACAATTTTCAGCAAACCGATCCGGCGATCTTGTCGCCGTATACGCATGCTCATATTGTGACTCCAAGCGATACGGCGGATCTTGATGAGGTCACTCGCGCGCTTTACGCTTCTAAGGGTGCGTCTTCGCATAGTGACGTAAGCGTGATCCTAATAGGCGATACTGATCCGGTTACGTTTGTGTTGGCGCGTGGCGAAATTGTTCCGATACGAGTAAAGCGCGTCCGCGTAACAAATACTGACGCGACAAACATCGTCGCCCTTTACTGATAGACTAGACACATGCCGTTTATTACGCCTGCGACTGTCTCGCCAGGAGACAAGTATAACGCTTCTGCGCATAACATTATTGTTGGCGACCTTACTGATCTTGACACGCGCCTGACGGCAGCAACAGCTTATATTGTTCCTGCTGGTTCTCTTACTTCGTATGTTGGGGCGGCTGCCCCTTCTGGCTGGCTATTGTGTGACGGTAGTCAGGTTTCTCAGTCAACGTATAGTGCGCTTTATGCGATCATTGGGGCTAACAAGTTTGGCACTGATACGGGTGGAAACTTTTTTCTTCCTGATCTTCGCGGACGGGTTCCTGTTGGGCTTGGTACGAATGCTGATGTTGATGTTATTGGTGATAATGATGGTGCGGCTGTTGCGGATCGTCGAGTTAAGCATAAGCATACGGTTGCGGCGTCGGCTACTGCTTCGTCTACGGCTACTGTTAGCGAAACTTCTACTGGCTCGCAAAACTACCAGTACAGCATTAACCAGTATTCTGCTGGGTCTGGTTCGGCCTTTTTGCTTAAAGCCGATTCGCAGGGAGGCGGATTTGGCGGCGGCACTCTTGGCACGGCTTTCGCGCACACGCATAGCGTTGGTGTTACTGTTTCGACTACGGTTACGCCGACGGTTACCGCTGGGCCGCAAACTACATCCCCAACTGACGGCCCGTCGTTCCTGACTCTCAACTTTATTATCAAGACTTAAATGCCATATACTCGACCTTACTCTGGTGGTTTTCAAGACTTTCCGAATACGGGAACACCTATTAATGCGCTTGCGCTAAACACGATTGATCTTGGTGTAAAAACAGTTAGCGACACCGTAGACGCTCTTGGTTCGTGGACAGCGTATGTCCCGACGCTGACTAATACAACTGCGCCTATTACGGTTGCTCGTTACGTGAAGATTGGCAAGACGGTTCATTTTTATGTCCAGTTGACGCTGACTGGAGCGCAAGTGTCTGGACTCCCAGGAATTAGCCTCCCCCCGTTTGCAATGCTTAGCACAAGCTCTGGCACGTTTGAAGTAAAGCTAATTGACGCAGGCTTGGTATACCCTGGCGTTGGAGTTGCTGGTACAACTTCAAGAATTGATTGCTACGTTGCTAACGCTGGCGGATTATATGTTCAAGTTCTTGCCCCAACAAGCATTGTTCCATTTACGTGGGCAACTACAGACCAGATTGTTTTGAGCGGAACATACGAGTCCGTGTAATGATCGAGTCTACCGACCAGAAAAAACTACTAGACCGATTCACAAAGTGCTGGGGCTACTCTGACCAGAAGCACCGCGCCAATCGAGAGTTCTACAAGAAGTGTGATGATGGTTACAACGCAATCATCAAGCCATCCAACAGCGAATGGCAGAGCGACCTGCACCCGCCATACGCGCTTCAGATCATTGACGTTATCGAGTCGAACATTGTTGATGATGAGCCTGACGTTCGCGTCATCCCTGCACAACCCGACTACTCCGAGGGCGCTGACCTTCTCACAAACATTCTGAAGCAGCAGCGTTACAAGGATAACTTTGCTGAGAAGTACGCACTCTTCGTCAAGCAGTCCCTCATTCGGGGCATTAGCATTGCAAAGATTCCGTGGCTAGAAGAGTGGCGGAAAGTCCCCACTCCGAACTACAAGCCTGATCCGCTCGGGATGCGCGAGCCGTACCAGACCGTTCCGTACCGGCAGCAACCCGGCTTCGTCAACGTAGACGCCAACCATTTTCTCTGGGACGCAAACGCGACCAGTCTTGACGATGCCGAGTACGTCTTCTTCCGTACGTACGAGTCGAAGCGCAGCCTAGAAGCCGCCGGCGTGTACGACAACCTAGAGAAGATCGTCGAGCTTACGACGACAACTACTGAAGATAAAGAGCGGCGTAATCGTGTCGAGGTTGTTGAGTGGTGGTGGCGTGACGGCAACATGATGCGCCTGACCGTTGTTGCCAATCGGAACACGATTATTCGTGATTGTGCCTCTCCGTTCTGGCACGGCCAGTTCCCATTTGTCGTTGCAAACATTATGCCGACGCCATTCGCGTTCCGTGGCAAGAGCATTGTTGAGATTATCAGTGACCTTCAGATTGCCCTCTGGGAACTCCAGAATCAGCGCATTGACAACTCGAAGTTTATGGCGAACGCGGCTATGTTTGTTGATCCGAACACTGAGCAGCAGGACATTCGCCTCTACCCTGGCGCTGTCATTCCGCTTCGTCCTGATCAGGTGCAGGCGTGGGTGCCGAACATCTCGATTCTTCAGCCGAGTGTGCAGGCTGAGGAGATGCTGAAGGGTGATCTTCAGAACATCACGGGCGCGGTTGGCTACTTGAGTGGCGCGTCTAATACTCAGATTGATCAGACGACAGCAACAGGCATTTCGGTCATTAGTAATATGGCTGCTAAGCGCATCATTCGGATGAAGCAGCAGATTATGTATGCGATGCGCCGCTGCGGTGAGCAGCAGGTCGCGTTGAATCAGCAGCTCCTTCCCGGCCCTATTGCTGTCAGGATTGATCGTGATTCTGATGCTGAGTGGAAAGTCGTTACGCCTACTGATATTCAAGGCCAGTACGATTTCCGCGTCGAGGATGCGAATGAGAGCCTTATGCGGCAGGAGCGTCGCGCTGAGGCTCTTGCGTTTGCGAATTGGTTTGGACAGAATTATGCTCTCCTTACCCAGAGTGGCGTCACTCCTAATATGCGTCGAGTCGCTGAGGATGTTATTCAAGCGTTTGACGAAGATCCGAAAGAATATCTTGGAGACGCCGAACAGGTGCAGAACCCGCCTTTGGTCGGAGGGCCGGGTCAGTCACAGCCGGAACCGACAACCCCAATGGGCGCAGCGCCTGGAATGCCGAGCATTCCGCCGGAAATCCTTGCTGCGCTCGGGGCCGGTTCCGGCCTAAACAATCAGTAATTCTGACCATCCGACTGGAGGACTAGATGAGTACGAACGATACGACCGAAATCGTTGACGAGATTGATCCGATTGCGAACGCGATCATGCATGGCGGTTCTGGGCATGATGCGCCGGAAAGCGGTGCGGATTTTGCACCGGAAAGCGGTGCAGACGTTGAGGAGGCTCCCGAAGAGCTAATCCTTGGCAAGTTCAAGAGTCCCGATGATGTTCTTGAGGCGTATAAGAATCTTGAGGCGTACAACACGCAGCAGAATCAGCGCCTGTCCGAGCTAGAGGCTCTGTTGTCTGCGGATGATGAGGAAGAGTACGAGGCTCCGCGTCCGTGGGGTGTTCAGTTTAATGGCGAGCCGGATAATGAGGAGCAGCTTGTTGGTTGGGCTGAGCGTGACCCGGGTCAGGCTGCGCAGTGGGCGATTGCGAACGCTGATCGCGTTCCGAAGGAAACTGTTGATGGTCTTTGGGAGCATTGGTTTGAGCGTAAGCCGACTGAGGCGATGGCGTGGTATACGCAGCAGCAGACGCAGCATGTTGCGCAGCAGTACGAGCAGGAACTCGCTTCGTTGCGTGAGCAGGTCGCTCCGTTGCGTGACGCGCAGACTCAGAACATGTTCGAGGGCGCGCTCGGGTCGCTAGAGGCTCAGATCCCTGATCTTGCCGAGTATTCGGAGAAGATCCAAGCGTACGTTGACAATATTCCTGTCGATCAGCTTCATCTTGCGTTCTTCCCGAATGGGATGGATACGCCGGAGAAGGTGCAGGAAGGCGTTCGTAGTTTGTATGCGATTGTGCGGATGCGTGAGCAGCCGCTGCAAGCGCAGCAGCAGGTTCAGCAGCAGATGCAGCAGAATGCGTTTACGCAGTCGCGGCAGGGCATTGTTGATACTAATGCAACCGATTATGATGCTAAGATCAATGACGCTATCTTGAACGCTTGATAGTGACCGACCAACCCGTGGCCCAACCCGACCGTTGGACAACCGCAAATCATCTCACACCTACTAGTCAGAAAGGCTAGGACAACCAAATGCCTACCCTCCTCTCTGGGGTCGTTGACGACGCGGATATTCTGTCCAATCAGCGCGTTGTTGACATGTCCCCCACCATTGCCGAGCTTGAGCCTGATGAGGCTCCGCTCACGACCATGCTTCAGAAGGTCAGCAAGCGCGCTGCCTACTCGCAGAAGGTCGAGTGGCTTTCGGATGAACTGGTGCCGCGTCTGACGACGCTTTCCGCATCGGCTACTTCGGCTGCCACTTCTCTCTCCGTTCCCGCGACTACGGGCGCTTCGTCCGGTACGTACTTCCGTGCCGGCGACGTTATCCGCATCGCTTCGACGGGCGAGAACTGCTACGTCACTGGCGTGTCGGCTGACACGCTGTACGTCACGCGCGGTATCGGCGGAACGTCCGTTACGGCTGTTTCTGCTGCTAGCGGCGTTGACGTTATCAAGGTTGGCAACGCGGCTGCTGAAGGTGCCACTCTCGGTACCCTCATCCAGACGAAGAAGGTCGCTAACTTCAACTACGCGCAGATTCAGCGTGACCCGTGGGGCTTCACGAACACGCTGGTCGCGTCGAAGCTGTACGGCGGCCCGGAGCCTGCTAACGAGGCTAAGAAGAAGCTGATTGAGCATAAGCGTCAGCTTGAGAACACCCTGTTCTGGGGTGTGCGTGACCTCAACACCAGCGGCTCTGCGCCGATTGGTTATTGTGGTGGCGTGTTCCAGTACGCGACGACTAACCTCACGGCTAGCGTTGGCACCCTTACGGAGAGCGTGTTCGAGTCGTTCCTCCGCAAGGCGTTCCGTTACGGCTCGCAGAACAAGGTGTTCTTCTGCTCGCCGCTCGTCGCGTCGGCTCTGTCCTCGTTCCCGCAGGGCAAGCTCGCTCCCCCGGCTCCTGGTATTACCGAGTACGGCGTTTCGCTGTCCTCGTACCAGAGCGCGTCGGGTGCGAAGGTTCAGATCATGGTGAAGCGTGACTGGTATGACTTCCAGAACACGAGCAACCAGTACGGTGGTATCGGCGTCATGCTCGACATGGACGATATTACGATGCGTCCGCTGCGCGACACGGTGCTGAAGCCGGATCGTCAGGCCAACGATGAGGACTCCATTAAGCAGGAGTACCTGACCGAGTGGTCGTTCGAGATGGGCAACGAGAAGAAGCACGCTATCATCTCTGGCATCACCGGCTACTAAGCCAACAAGCGGGGGAGAGTCGCCATTGTGCGGCTCTCCCCCAGTTCTTCCTACTCCAACGACCAGGAGACAATCAATGCGATTTGTCAGCAAGCACGGGAACTTTACTTTTATTGCTCGCCCGGATACGGTTCAGATGATCCTCGGGCCGGGTGGCTCGATGATTCCGCACACGGTTCAGAGTGCAATTATCTGCGACTTTACTCACGGCATGGTTCGCCCGGACGAAGCGGTGATGGCTGCCGAGAAGTGGATGGGCATGGGCGCTCGTAGCGATGGTACGCCTATCGCGTTTGGCGCTATTCCTAGTGGTCAGAGTGGCGTTGTGAATGGTGTTGCTCACGATTCGTGGCAGCCAATGTTGACGTTCAGCGTGTTTGACACGGAGTCGATTCCGAATCTTGAGGATCGCGAGTGCGCCGAGAAGCGCCTTGTTGAGGATTCTGGTAATGGTCTTCACTACATCCAGGTTGGTCATCGTCCGCTTAGTCCGCCGTGGCCGACGTACGAGCAGATGAAGGGCATTAAGGGTAACTCGACGGCGCAGATGGTTTGTCGCATGATTGAGGATGGTGGTTATGATCCCGAGTATGTGATTGCGTACGAGCTTCAGCGTGAGCGTCCTCGTTATGAGATTACGAAGGCGATTGAAGAGTTGAAGTTGCGGCTTGCTGGTGAGGCAATTGAGGATGCTTCGCTGAGTCGCGAGATCCCCGCGTAGCCGTGCATCACAACATTGCCGCGTATAAGGCGGCCGTGCGTCGCCACGTAACGGTCGTGATGCCTTGGCATGGGCAAGACGAAGGGTTACTACGCGAGGCTCTTAGATCGCTCCCTAGAGGCGTTAGAATCATCATCGCTCAGAATGCGGGAAAGCATGAGATGGCTAGTGCTTTCAACGCTGCGTTGGCTAGCGTAAAAACTCGATACGTGTTCATCATGGGCGCTGATGATGTGGTTGACGAGGATACGTTGTGGCGCTTGTGGGAAGCAGCCATTGATCATGATGGTGCGTATCCGTGGATGCTTGGCTTTGGCGAGCGCAGGTTCCGCTTTCCCGCCGAGCCGTGGTCAAAGCTTCGTATCCAAGACTCGAATGTGTGTGGCGTAATGCTGATTAAAACGAGCGTGGCGCTTGCCGTTGGCGGGTATCAAGACAAGGTTATCGAGGATTGGGATTTCTCGTATCGTCTTGCTAGTGCGGGGTATCGCCTTGCTCCCGCTCCGCTTGCTCGTTACGGGTATCGTCAGCGCGTCAAGGGTTTGAATCAGCAGACATTTCGTGGCGCGTCCGAGCTTGGCTTGTCTATCAGGGATCTTGCTCCGTATGAGGAGCGCGACGCGGTTAGTGGCGTGTTCTATCAGTGGAAGTACGATGGGACGGCGTATGTGCGGTGTGATCTTGCGTCGCGCACTGCTGGTGGCGTGGTGCGTTCGACGTGGGATGCAAAGGATGAGCATGAAGCGCCAGCGTGGGTGTATCAGTATCCGAATAGTGATGCGCAAGTGTATTGGGATCTTGGCGCTCGACTAGAGAAGAAGCGCGTTATTGATGTGGATGATAATTACTTGTCGCCCGACTTGGCTAGCGTTGTTGGTCGGTACAACGATAAGAATGGCGCGGCGTGGGGCGAACGACAAGAGTCGCATAAGCGCATGGTCGAAGAGGCCGACTATGTTATTTGTGCGACGCCAGCGTTGGGAGAAGTGTACAAACTGGTCAATCCTAATACGATTGTTTGCGAGAATACGTGCGACCCGCTGGATTGGCCCAAGGCAAGCAAGAAGCGCCGCATCGTTGGGTGCGTGTTGAGCGCGAATCATTATGATCACACGCACCTCGTAGAAGATGCGCTACGCAAAGCAAGCGCGTCTGGAGCTGACGTTCAAATCGTTGGCTTAGACCCTGGGTGGGACTTCGCTTATACACACTTTTCGTTTACTCCGAGTGTCGCAGCGTATCGGCGTATCCTTACGCGCTGGAGTATTGGCTTAGCGCCAGTGATTGATAATGATGTCACTCGATGCAAGAGTGATTTGAAGTGGCTTGAGTTCACGATGAGTGGTGCTGCTCTTGTTGCCAGCGGAGTGGAGGCGTACAAGCTTGTGCCAGACGACTCGATTATTCGCGCCGATAATGCCGATGGGTTTACTGACGCGGTACTTGGCCTTCTTCGTGACGAGTCGGAACGGAAGCGTATGATTCGTCGTAGTATGTTTCATGTGAAACAAAACCGCCTTGTTTGCAATGAGTCGTTGCAGAGGCGTTATACTACAGCACTAGCATGAGTACCGCACAGATCCAATCGTGGCGCACGCCAATTACGGCGCACGCCGAAGAGACTTACGACCTAGAATCGGGCGAGCCGAAGCGCAGCATTAACTGGCATTTGCATGGCGCTAATCAGTACGACGATGCTGAACGGCTTGCTAAGGGCATGGCGTGTGGCGTTTGCCTAAGCGTGTTCCCGGCGCGTCCGTGTATTGAGAACATGCGCGACTTCAAGCCGATTGCTCACGAATGGGAGCCGATGCGGACGAAGGATGATGTGATGCGGATGGTCGCTAATGGTCTTTGTCCTACGTGCGCTAGTGAGGTTAATGATCGGATGCATGAGATTATGCATCGTGGCCTTGACCCGCTTCGTCCGAAAGGCATGGACGAGTAGTGGCTACGTTTGCCCAGCTAAAGCAGCGCGCGCAGAACCTTGCACTGAATGATGATGATACTGAGGCTGGCCTGCACGTAAACGATGCGCTTGTAGATATCGTCGTTGGCGCGCAGCTTCGCGTTGGACAGGTCGACGCGCCTCTGGTGATGGGCCAGTCGGTGTACGATATTTCGTCCGATTGGTCGATTTCTGACTTTGGCGCGCTTCAGTATCTTGAGTATCTTGCGCTTGGCTCGACGTACTCGTACATCTTGCAGCCGACAAGTGCGGATGAGATTCTCGCGTTGAATGCGACGAATCCGATTGGCGCTACTCGACAGTACGCTTTCTTGGGCCTTGATCAGATCCGGTTGTGGCCGACGCCGCAGCAGACGGGTGACATTCTGAAGGTCTATTACTCGAAGGCTCCGGCTAGTCTTGTTGCGGATGGGGATATTCCTACGGACATTCCTTCGCAGTGGCATTGGCTGATTACGATTGCTGCTGCTTCTCGGCTTGCTGATGCGGTTGGCGAAGATCAGAATCTCAGCAGCGCGCTGGATACAAAGTTTATTCTCGGAATGGATCGCTTCCAGAAGTGGCTTGGTCGTCGCCAGGGCCGCACGGCGCGAACGATTCAGACGGGTTACTTGCGGAATCCGCGTCGCCCGTTCCACGATCCTTCGACGTATTACTCGTTTACTCAGCGGCAGGGCTAGCGCATGGCCGGTACTGTTCAGTACGCAAGCCACGCTAACTTTTTTAGTGGCATTGTTAGTGACGTTCCGCGCCACCTGATTCCCGAGGGCGCTGTCTATGATGCTGAGAACATTGTCATTACGAACTCTGGTTCTCTCGCTCAGCGCGGCCCATCAATTAGCGCGCTAGACAAGCAGACAAGCCTTGCGCCTGTTGAGATTGGTGCGCAGAAAAGCGCCAGTCCTGATGGGCGCAGCCGCCTTTATACGGTTGGGCTTGCTGCTGGCGCTCTCCAGTTTGGGTCTATGGAGTTCTCGTCTGACCCTAAAACGATGTACCAGTACAACAGTACGATTTCTGGTTCAAACGTAGACTCGTACTCTATTTATGGTGACTCGATTGTTTTCCCCATTACCGGGTCTGGCGTTATGGCTTGGTGCGGCGGCGCTGACTTTCAAGAGTCCTTTGAAACGTACGCAGCTAGCGGCGTGTCGATTACTACGTCTGCTGGCAATAATCAGATTATTGTTGGGGCTGCTGCCGTAGCATCAATCAAGATTGGTGGTTTCGTATTCCTTTCAAATGGGGGGACTGACGAGTACACGGGTCGAGTCGTTGCGGCTGGCGGATCAACTATCACTGTTGACCCGGCCCCGATCAATCCACGCACGGGCGTAGCCGTAACGACGTACACAAGTATCAATTACTATCCCGTCCTCCCGCAGGTTGGAACGCGAAACGATGGACAGTATATTTCTAGTGCTGGTTGCGCCGGCGTGTTCTCTAGTGGTGGTGATTCGCGCATCCTTATGGGCAACGTGTCGATCACTGATGCGACAAGTGGCAACGTGCAGTCTCACCCGAACCGTATTGTTTGGAGTGTTCGCGAAGCTGGGGACACAACTGTTGCGAATTGTGATGGCTTAGTCCAGGCTACGCGCGCTGGTTTTCCGGCGCTTAATTATATTGATGTTCAAGATATTGAGCAGATCGTTGGTCTTGTCCCGATTGGTTCTGGCAACATGCTGGTTCTTGGATCGAAGAATTGTGTGATGCTAAGTGGTTATCTGCTTACGCAGTCGGGTGGCGCTACTAATGCGAGCTTGAGTCGTGGTGGTATTACGGCGAACATTCGAGCGTTCTCTCAGCAGGTTGGTTGTTTGTCGGCTAAGAGCATTCAGCGTACAAGCGCGGGTGTGATGTTCGCGTCTTCTGATGGCGTGTATTTGACTGATGGTTCTGCTCTTGTGAATACGATGACTAAGAAGATTGCTAATTCTTGGGGTAATTTCGCGTCGGCATCTAACACGTTTACGTTTGACGCTTCGACTTTTGATGGGGATGGCGTGTTTGGCGCTGGCGGATCGTTTGGGGTTGTGTATGGTTCGGCAAACATTAATGATTCGCATTACTACATTAGTTTGCCTACGGGCGGGTACTTGTGTGATCTTCGTAGCCAGTTTGGTTGGACAAGGGTTACTTCTGGACAGTTGGAAATTGCTTCGTCTACGAGTGACGCTGATCAGACTACGAATCGTATTTACGCAATTAAGCAGGGAACGTCTACGGCTTCTGCTGGGTTTGATCGAGTAATTCGCATTGACCCTGTTGTGGTTCCGATTGAGGGTTCGACGGATGCGGATGGTCAGCGCATTAATTCTACGATCACTACTCGCGCGTATACTGATGGTGATCCTGCGCAGAAGCGTAGGTATCGGCATACGCTATTGACGTACGATGTTTCTCCTGGGTTGTCTACGTATCCTAATGCGACGACGTATCCTTCTGCTTTCTTGTATCCGGGGGCGAGCAACGGAGCGTTTGTGGTTAACGTGACGAAGGGGCTTGACGCTACTGGTGGCTCGTCTACTATTGGTTCTATTACTCCTACGAGTACGTCTGCTGGCGTTAGCCGGTTTGATCATCAGAGCCTTAGTCAAGCTGTGACGTATACGATTTCTACTGCTGGTTTTCCAACGTCTTTTTCTATGTTTGAGGTTACGAACGGATTTAATCAGTTGCGCCCGGGTCGAGTTGTCTAGTGGCTAAGGATTTTGATTCGCCGGCGATGCCTTCGATAAAGCCGATTGCTGAGCCTCCTGATCCGCGTGTCATTCCGCTTGATCGTCAAGAGTCTTTGACGCATAACCAGGTTGAGCAGATTCGGTTCGGGTTGGGGGATACGGGGCCGTTGGCTCAGGCTGTGATGAACTCGAATATTTCTTCGCTTCAGAAGCAGTTGGCTACTGGTGCGATTTCGTGTTTGTCTACTCGTCGTCCTGCTGATCCTGTGCAGGGTCAGATGATTTTTGAGACTGACACTAAGCTTACGTATTTTTGGGATGGGACGGCGTGGGTTACTGGTACGGGTAGTGGTGCGGTTCTTACTCCGGTGGGTACGATTGTTCCGTATGCTGGTACGGGTTTGTCTACGCCTGCTGGCTGGTTGTTTTGCGCTGGGCAGGCTCTTAATGCGGTGACTAGCCCAGAGTATGCGGCGTTGTATGGCGTGATTGGGAATCAGTATGGTGGTACGAATAATACGAACTTCCAAGTGCCTGATCTTCGTGGTCGAGTTGCTGCTGGTCGCGACGACATGGGCGGCACGGCGCAGAACCGGCTAACTACCGCCGGCAGTGCGGTTAATGGTGTACTGCTTGGCGCTAATGGTGGTCTGCAGAATCGGACTTTAAGCCTTGACCATGTTCACTATGGACAAGGCCAAGGCGGGAATATAGCGGCTGCCATTGGTGCCGTAAATAGTCGTGTTGACAGTATTGGTTATATCGCTGGAGGCGTTACCGGCCCCGGATCTGGAACGTCTACTTACGCTATTGCTGGCGGATATTTGGGAACAGGCAATGCTTTTAACCATTACACGCCTGTGTATGGACAGACGAGCGGAATGAGTGCTAACGCTGCGCCTGTTGTTAATACCGTTCAGCCAACGATTATCACGAATTACATCATCAAGGCTATTGCGGATACCGTAACTGGTTATGCAGGCACGACTCTTACGGGAGCTGCTGGTGGAGATCTTACTGGAACCTATCCGAACCCAACGATCACGAACATCACGAACGCGCCTATTTATAACAGTAATACGACGGTAAGTTTCCGCACGTCCAGCACTGAGCGCATGAGCATTGACGCTAGTGGGCGCGTACGTAAACCGTTTCAGCCCGTAGCAACAGTTTATAGAACAAGTAGCCTTGGGGCCGGGGCCAACATTGGTTGGACTGGGTCGTACATAAATACTGGGAGTATGTTTCCCGGTGCTGGCGGCGTAAACTTTACGGTTCCCGTTGCTGGTAATTATTTGTTTTGTGTACAGGCAATGTCTGACAATAATTCAAATAACATTTATATTGATCTTTACAAGAATGGTGTTAGGGTTGATTATTTGCGCACTTACGGTTATTCGTCTACAAACGCCCACAAACAGATTTCGTTTCAAGTTGTTTTGCCTGCTGCGGCAAATGATTATTTCTATTTTCGCAACGAAGGCTCAACGCTTTATGGCGACAGTGCCGGATATTCTAATGCTCTAGTTATGCTTGTATCTTAGGAGAATTATGCCAAAGTTCACAATCACCATTACTGACGTAGAGGCGGCCGCCTTAGCTCATGTTATGGACGACCCGCAAGAATGGGCGCAGAACGCCATTACCCACCGCGCTTGTATTGCTACTGATGAGATCGTGGCGCGAGAAACAGCACGCATGATTGCCGACCCGAACATCACACAAATCCCCGCCACCGCTGCCGAGATCGTCATGGCAGCAGAACTTCCAGCACCGCCCAGCATAGATCTTCCCGTGCTGCCCGAAGCATAGGTATACTATTAGTCGTGGCCTCTACACTCTACTCCGCACAGCGCGTAAACTTCAAACCCTCCGCGCCACAGAATAGTGCAATGACCGATCCCAAGAAAGTCTTGATCGAGTCGTTGAAGAAGCTTGGCGAGAAGAGTACGCAGAAGATTATGGATCAGTCGCCTGCTGCTGTGATGGGTGCCATTACGAATCCTAAGGATGTTGCTGGTGGGATGAAGGGTAATCTTCTTGGTGGTGTTGAGACTCGCGCTCGGATGATGGGTGGGCGTTAGTGGCTCCTGCTATTAAGATTCCTAAGCCGGGGAAGACGGGTACGCCGAAGGGAATGGAAGGCGTACGGCCTGGTTCTTCTCAGGCGATTAAGGCTGGGTATAAGCCGCCGAAGCCGCCGAAGCCGCCTGCGCGTCCTGGTGGGGCTAGGGTTCCGTTTGCCGTAACGCTTGACCCTAGTAAGGGATCGACGTTCACTCCCGCAGCAAAGGCTCCGGCCGCGCCGCCTGCCGCTGCCGCCACCCCTCCGCCCCCCGCCGCCCCAACAACGCCATTCAATTATGCGGACGCATTCCTTGCCGACCCGCGCTTCGCAACTGGCATGGCTGGCATCACACAAACACAACTCGGCATTGGATCCAATTACGGATTCACGCTGAATCGCGACACGACTGAAGGCTCGCCCACTAAGGGCATGGTGTTGTATCGAGTGCCGGGAACCGATCCGGGCAAAGGCAATATCACTGGTCGCGTTGATCCTGTTACTGGCGCGTTTACATACGTTGACCCTTCGGGGAAAGTCTATGACGTTACGAAGCTAGAGCTTGACGTTATTCCGATTAAGCGTGGCGAGGCTGGGTATCTTGAGGGATCGCTTGGTCAGGCGGCGGCTGGTAGTGAGAAGCAGCAGTTTGCGATTGGGGATGCTGCTGCTCGGGCTGGTGCGCGTCGTAGTGGTATGCGCGCGTCTTCTGCGGTCGCTGAGACGCAGGCGCTTCAAGATGCGCTTCGCAGGTTGAATGTTGGCGCGGCTGGCGAGCTTGCTGGGACGACTAATCGTTATGCGGATCTGTTGAATACGATTTTTCCTGATCTTGTGAAGAGGGCTGGCGAGTTTGTTGCGCCGCCTGTTGAAGCGCCGGCTGCTCCAGAAGCGCCTGCGGCTGAGGCTCCGGCTCCGGCTGCGCCAGAGTATCTTGGGTATAACCAGGCTCCGACTCCTCCGCCCGGTACGCTTGGTGCTGGGCCGGGTGGCGCGTTTATGACGCTTGTTGGTGATATTACGCTTGAGCGGAATACGACTGATAAGGCGATCCGTGAGGGTCTTCGAGCGTTCTTGAAGAATCCCGCTTACCAGTTGAGTCCTCAGCAGATTCGATACATTAATTCGCTGATTACTGGTCGGTACAAGGGCAATAAGAAGTATTAGGTTGGTACACTAGACTCATGCCAAGTTTTAACATTGACAACCGCGCCCCCTCTCAGGTTCTTGGCGATCCCAATTCTGGAAAAACTACTACCTTTAAGATGGTTCAGGGAAAGCGTAGGCCGCAGGCGCAGGCTGCGTATAAGGCTCCAGGGGCAACGCCGGCTGCGACGACTACTGCTGCTGCTCCGGGCAAGACTGCTGCTCAAAAAGCCGCTGAGAAGAAGGCTGCCGCTAAGAAGGCTGCCGCTAAGAAGGCTGCTGAAAAGAAAGCTGCTGCTGCTGCGGCGGCGGCTGCCGAGCGGAATCCGCTTACCAGTTCGTTTAAAACTCCGAATGAGCTTCGCGCTGAGGCTGCTCGATTGGCTGCTATGGGGTCAGCTAGCGAAGAGTCGCTTCGTACAGAGTCGGCCGCTCAGCAGCGCGACATTAGTGGCCTTAGTACAGCGTTGACTGGTCGCCTTGCGGGGCTTGGCAATGAGTATGCGGCGACGCTTGGTGGTCTTACGTCACAGTACGGCCAGCTTGCTGGGCAGGCGCAGAGTGCTGGCGAGTCGCAGGCCGCTGCTGCTGGCGCTCCGACGAGTATTGCTCC